CCCATCCGGATGGTAATATAATCGACACTGATCATTCAGAAATACCACACGAACATAAGTGTGCTCACATAATAGCCTTGAATGATGGCAATTATGCTGCCCAGCCAAACAATAGATGTATCTGGGATTTACCTTCATTTACGGTTAAAGATAATATTCCTGATTGGAAGGTGCAAACTAACGAGTGGAATGTAGAAGACACTGGTAAGTGGAAGACTGAAGACACAGATAATTTTTTCTACGAGATTGAGGAAAAGAAACATGATTAAACAACCACAAGCAAAAATTTGTGATTTATGTGGACACCTGTTAAGACGTCACGTTCACGAAGGTATTAACAAATGTGCTCACTGTGATTGCAGTTTGAGTCAGGCACCAGGGAACAAATGGTGGGAAAAAATTATTAATTGGTTAACGTAATGACAGAGGTACACAGGATGAACTATTACTTTACAGGTTTACTAATTGTAATGTTAGTTGTTCTGGCTTTTTGCGGAGGACCGGGTGTCCAATAGACCACTAAATATCGGAGAAGAAGCACGGGTGCAGATGCCGATGAAAACGGTTGCTAGCCTGATCGTGCTCGTCGCAATGGGCGTGTTCGCTTATACGGAGCTGACGGCGAGGTTGGTATCGTTAGAGACATCACGTGAATTATTTCAAAATGATTTGCTTAAAAAAAGTGAACAAGTGCCCGTCGATCAGGAGCAGATATTTTTAATCGAGGATTTGTACAAGTCCGTTGAGAAAATGGAAGAAACTCAAGAGATGAACATGACTAACAAAGTTAATATAGAATTTTTAAGAGAACAATTAGATAAAGCATTAGTTGATATTGAAGATTTAAAAGATAAAGTTAGAGCAAACGGTAACGGAGCCCACTAATGACAGAGTTAATTATAGCCCTTCTTATGATTGTCAACGGAGAGATCAAGGAACACAGAATACAAGAGTCGATGTCTGATTGTTTAAAAGGCAAAAGGGTCGCAACAAGAACGAATAAAAATAATAACATTCAGTACCAGTGTATAAAATCGATGGCTGAGTTAGAGTCGAACATAGATGGTAGCAAAAGTATTAAAAAACTCATCCTTGAATAAGATTGCAAAAATGCTTCGTACACCACGCTTCAGGCAACTTGTAATTAAAAACAAAAAGAAATATAGTAGAAAAAATAATGAAAGAGATAAAAAATTTTATATCTAGTGAAGAGTCTAATGAATTAATACAATTTCATGAAAAAAATTTTAATTTAAATAATGAACATTGTTTTATGCACAGAAATACAGCAGTGATGGATCATCTTATGGTTACAAAATTTACAAATATAGAAAAGGCATTAACTAAATTTGTAAAAAATATAAATAATAATTATGTTATTAATTATTTTCAAATAGTTAAATGGCCTAAAGGAGAGTCACAAGATCCTCATTTAGATTTTGATTATCATCCATATACGTCTATAATATATTTAAATGATGATTTTGAAGGGGGTGAAACAGTTGTTTTAGACAAAACAATTGTACCTGAAAAAAATAAATTAATAAGTTTTGAAGGAGATAGAATAATGCATAAAGTTAATGAAATTACTAAGGGAGTAAGGTACACTCTACCTTGTTGGTATAAATATGAATCTTAGTCGTAACTTCACGCTTCAAGAATTAATTAAATCTGATACTGCAGTCAGGTTGGATATTAATAACAATCCAAACTCAGGTCAGATAGAAAAATTAAAAGATCTTTGTGAAAATATTTTACAGCCAGTACGTGACCACTTCGGCAGGGTCAAAGTAACTAGCGGGTTCCGTAGCGAGCAGCTGTGCCTAAAAATAGGTAGCTCGATCAACAGCCAGCATGCAAAAGCTGAGGCCGCAGACTTCGAATGTATGGGAACCGACAATGCTGAATTAGCTGACTGGATTTATGCAAACCTAGAATTCGATCAATTGATTCTCGAGTTCTACACGCCCGGCGAACCAAACTCAGGGTGGATACACTGTAGTTACACCACTGATCAACCTAGAAAACAATTTTTACATGCATTTAAATCAGAAGGTAAAACTAAATATAAACCTGTCATAGGAAAGGCAAAAGATCTTGTCTAAAGCTTTTAAGGTGTTTCATAAGATAGATACTGTTCATGGTATTTGTGAGGAATGCCAAGAAGATACTATATTAGTAGCAATAGTTTCTGAATATTATAGATGTACTAATTGTGGATGTGATACTAGACAACACATTAATGGTAGTATAAGATATTTAAGATTAAGTGAAAGTGATAAAAAATTTATAAAGGATAATGGCTAAACAAAAATTTACTCACTACATTCCTAGAGACAAGCCTAAGAAAAGAGGACCTCGCCAACACAAAAAAAATTTAAATAAAAGCGAACGTCGTCAAAAAAAACAAACTCGTTATAAAGGTCAAGGTTAAGTCTCTGCCTGTTCGGGAGTATATGGCTCACAGACAAATTTAGGATAAAGCCTACTTTTATTTATTTGCTCATTTGTTATTAATTCACTATTATAAAATACTTCAAAAGACTGACCTAAACCATCCTTAATACAACTACTAAATGTAGTATGATTCATCTGATATGTATGCATATCTTGAGTAACTGGTAGACAAGTATTACCTATTCCAGTACATATAAATAAAGTTAATAAAAATTCCATTGACAACCTTGTAAATAAATATAATAATCCTATATGATTATATATAAATCGAAAGGATATACTAATGACTGATATAAGTAAATATAAAAGTCTAGCTGTCGATCATACCTGTTATGGTAATATTGATAAGTTAGCAAAGGTTCTGGCACCAGGGGTCACTCTGTCTAGAGCACAAGTAATAAGAATGTTGGTAGAAGAGAAAGTAAAGAAACTAAATGGCAAACTTACAAAGCATATTTCCAAAAGCCGTTAATGTTCTTGGAGAACAAAAAAATCCTATTCAATCTTTGTGGAGAAACGTATTAATTGTTGCTCTTGAAGACGCACTAGGTAAAGGTTTTAGATGTTACGGGATGTCTGATAGAAATTATTATAATTCAGCTCGTGCATATTTTACAGAACCTAACGCAGATTTTAAGGCGGTGTGTACATTTGCCGGCTTTGATCATGAATATGTAAGAATGAAAGCAAAACAATACTTTAGAAAGGAACAAAATGGCAGAGCTAAGAGATGAACACTTTGAAGTAATAAGTGAAAACAAAGCAAGAGCACACGAACAACAAAAAGACATGAGAGATGAATTATCTTTTTTTGTAATGAACTGTAATCAGTTTCAAATGCAAGAACTTTATTCAGAGATGAAAAGAATGAAGAGGATGAAAAATGACAATCGAGGGTGATGGTAAAGAGTATGAGCTTCTTGAGAAGTGGGCTAAAGACTTTGATTGTAAAGGTTATTACAGTTGTGAGATAGGTGTACGTCAAGGTTATGGCTCTAAACTTATCATAGACAATGTAAAAAATAATTACATGCATGTTGGAGTCGATCCATATGGTGAATTAAAATACCAACATCATGATCGAACCTTTACAATAGGTTGGCCTGAATATATTAGAGGCTCCATTTCAGCGGGTTATACAGATGAGATGAGAGATACTATGTTGAAAGACATGTATGAATACAGAAACCAAGGTAAGTTTACACTTGCTAACATGACTGACACAATGTTTATGTGCCATCCCGATTGGAATGAGAAGACTTATGCGTTTGTGTACTTAGATGGTCCTCACATGACTAAAGATGTAATTACTGAAGCTGTGTGGTTTGCTAATCGTTCGGCGCCTCATACTAGAATAGTTATTGATGATACTGACAAGATGGAAACAAGCGTTGTTGCCCACGTCTTAACTTACTTTGATTTTAAGACAATAGAGATGGGAGATACAAAAATATGTTTGGAGAAAAAATAATAATAGTGTTGATGCTATTATCTATAATGGTGGTGGTGACTATATGATACCTGATACAGACAAAGCTTATATCGCCGGCCTCTTTGATGGTGAAGGATCAATTCATTTTAAAAGAGGACCAGAAAAGAAAAAAAGACACAAAGGTAAACCTGGATACAGAACGTCAAACAGTTTGCGTCTGTCTATGGAAATAACTATGACTGATAGATCTGTTTTACTTTGGCTCCATGAAACACTAGGTGTTGGCACGCTGACTGACAAGCCGCGTAAGGGTAAACGGGTTGACGGTACGCCATACTTAAAACAATACAGATGGCGTTGTACGTTTCGGGATGCTTTCTATGTGTGTTGCCTAATCTGGCCTTGGGCACATACAAAGCTACCTAAGATACAACAAGTAATTGAACACTACACTACCAATGGTAGAGAAAATGTGGTAGACCTAACGGAATATAAAGTAGCTAAAGAGTTAGGAATAAAATGATGAACGATCAAGATATAAAAGAATTTCATAACATAGGTCATGAAATTAAATGGAATAAGAAATACGACTATAAAGACCCTAAACGTGTTGATGGACCAACTGGTAGAATGTATTCAGTTAATGATGAGAAATTGCCATCAGTCACGACTATACTAGGTAAGACTCGAACAAAAGAGAAAGAAGAGAGTTTGGCGAGATGGAGGCAGAAAGTTGGCGAAATTGAGGCAGACAAGATAAGAGACAATGCAGCGGCTAGAGGTACTATTATGCACCGGATTCTTGAGGGATACATCAAGGGTGAGGGACATATGGATATGACAGAGCTTGGCCAAGAGGCAGGCGTCATGGCCCAAAATTTAATTGATAGTGGCTTTAAGAACTCCATAGACGAGGTGTGGGGTATGGAAATGATGATGTACTACCCCGGACTATACGCTGGAGCCTGTGACATCGCTGGAGTCTATGAAGGTAAAGAAGCTATAATGGATTTTAAACAGTCTAACAAATACAAGAAACGTGAATGGATTGATGACTATTTCATACAGACTGCGGCTTATGCCGTGGCTCATAACCACGTGTATGGCTCTAATATTAACTCTGGAGTGATTCTAATTAGCGTTAAAGGTGGAGATATCTTGAAATATGTGTCATCTGGTAAGGAATTCCAAGGTTTTATGTTCGAATGGTTAAGAAGAGTTGACCTATATTACAAGAACCAGGCATCAGGGACCAGGGGGCCCTTAGTAGTTTAAATTTGAAAATGATATTAAATATTTTTTTCAGCGTAGATAGGGTGTTACAATGTGACAATGGCTTTAAACTATTGATATTACTACATAAAGTGATGTTACAATGCTGTTACAATGTGTTTCAAGGTGTTACAAATTCCCTGCGCGAAGAAACCTTTTTACCTTTTTTAAAAAACTTGTTTTTCAAAATAAAAACTCTATGGTTTAGAAATGGCAAAGAAATCTAGAAGCATCAATACTTACACTAAACCTAAAACTGTAAAACAGCAGGTTAAGTTTCCATACAAGCGTGTGCGTATAGACTGGATTGATATCATCACTGAAGGTGGCTGGGGTTCTGAACGTGAATTTAAAAATATGAAATTAGCTACACCTGTAAGTGAAGGCTGGCTATTTAGTAAAGACAAAGAGACTGTAAGAATCTTTGCTGGTTATGATATTGACGATGATGGTTCTATTCATTTTTCTGAGCGTTCTGTTTTTCCGACTTCTTGTGTGAAGAAGATAACGAAGATTCACTAGATGGTTCTTTTGGATGCTCAGTTGTTTGTAATACTGTATCTGCTTTCACTTTTTCTTTTAATTCTTCAAATGGCACGTCTTCGAGGATTGGTGAATAGTCATCGATTATTTGCTTCATACGGTTTTCTAATTCTTCTGTTGTTAAATCTTCTAATTTTCCAGTACGTATTATCTTCTGCTCAATATATAAACCAGCAGCTTTCCCTCTCGCTACTTCCGCATTTACAGCGGCTGACCATGCTCCTTTATTAAGAGCCTGCTGTCTTATCTTACCTAATTCTGAAATGTGTCTATCATAAGTGACTTCATATTTTTTCTGCCACTCTTCTCTTAGCTCACCAATATATTTTACAACTAACGGATATAGTTTTGGATTCTGAAGTTTACTTGCATACTGTCTAGCAAACTCTGGTTCGAAACCTGCATCAACAGCACACTCAGTTGCTGTCTTCCTGCCTTCGTTCGTCACTATCTCGTGAGCGAACTTCATCTGTCTCTCTGTTAGTTTCTTTGGTACTCCCATTGAATATCCTGTTCCATTCTTGTTTGTATTTGTCTGTACTAGGTCTTGATCTGCCATCCCACTTTTCCTTTTTCATACTTGATATTTAATACAACTTAAACTATAAATCAACCCATGTTTACTGGAAAGTTATTAAAGCAGATTGTAGATAAATTTACTACATCACCCGCTGCTCAAGAGGCTAGAGTGCAAGTCGTGTTACCTAACGGAGAATTTTATGACATTGATGGTGTAAAACTCTTGCAAAATAAATTAGTAGGAGTAAGAGAATCTCATCGATTGGTATTTACAATTACTCCTGAACAATGGAAAATGGGCAAAGTCATTAAGAAGCTGTAGTATTAAAAATGTCAGTCAAACCTGAACGGAAACTATGGCATGAACTTAAAAAATATACACCTAAAATATCGTGGACTAGGATTGAAAATACTGGCTCTTTCGGTACTCCCGATCTACTGGGCTATAATTCTAGTGGGCACTTTTTTACACTGGAACTGAAAGCTACAAAAACCAACAAGGTACGCTTCTCACCCCATCAATTTGCGTTTCATGTGAAACATCCAAACCATTCATTTATTCTAGTTAAGGCCCTCTCCCTTAACCTTGTAAAACTTTATAAGGGGAAGGATATCATGGAGCTTGACGCTTGTGGCTTGAAGCTTGAGCCTTGCGCCACAGGGCTTGAGGCTTGTTACTTGTTGCTTGAGTCTTTGTAGCTTGAGGCTTGAGCCTCAGCTGCTTGTTGCTTGTCGCTTGAGTCTTCTTGCTTGAGGCCCGGATCAGGCGAACGCTGATTCCCAGCCGTCGCCGGTTCTTTGCTAATTGCCTGATCCTTCTTATCCCTAGGGATTCTGTAAAATTTTGGATGTTTGAAAACGTGTGTCATTTTTTAAAGTATCCTATTTTTTCTAAATACTCGTAAGCATCATCCATTGTAGATCTAAAATGCTCAGTTCTATATTCAGCTGGACAATCTTCGTCAGCTTGACAGCACATGGCCGCCAGGTGATCCGCAAGTAATTTTTCTTTATCTGTCATTTTTATAATATCCTTTCTCTTCAATAAGATCGCATATTGCTTGAAACTCGGCTGGCCCGTCGTGTTGATCAGGATCCCAGCCTTTAGCATTAATTTTACACCATTTTAAAATTTCTTTTAATTTTTCTTTGTCTGTCATATTTCCCTTTTTAGTGTTTGCCATAACTAACATTTTTTATTTCTTTATTCCAGCATTGTCGACAATCTAAACATTGTCCGCCCTGAGTAGGCGCCGGGCAGCTGGGGTTCCCATCGGTGACAACCGTTGAAGAGTGAGACCAAACATTGCCAGCTGTACCATCAACCCGCGCAGCTGATAATCTTATAATTAAATTTTCTGGAACCTCTTCAGGGGCTGGCAGATACTGGCGTTCCTGGGTTGGTAACCAGTGTTTCGTGTCAGGTGTGAGCTTGCATACTTCAATAATTTTTTGCATATGCTCTTTTGATTGTACATCTCCTGCATCATGCCATCTAAACCATTTTTGACGCTTGATCACTGTAGCCATGGCCTGAACCCAGTCCGGATGGTTGATAGCATCGAGCCTTCTATATTGCGCTTCCCTGATTGCTGGGTACCTGGTGTAATTTCCTTTTAATGCATAGCAGCCATAACACGGTGAAGTCTTAACCTTCCTAAGCTTCGAGCCAGTTTGACATGCCCATGCGGGCAGGCTGTAAGATAGGCCAGGCATCTTAGACGTTCTAGTAAATGAGTCTGTTATTTTTAAAGCTTGTTTTACTTTCATATCTTTCTCCTTTATTATCCTATACACTATAAACTTTATCTTGTCAAGCTGCTTGTGGCTTGCTGGTTTCCGGTAGGTCTCACCCGGAATTATCCCTAGCGCATGCCGCGCATAGCGTCCAAGACCAATTGACCAGCTTGTGGCTTGCTGCTTGAAGCTTGAGCCTTGACCCAAAACAAACAAACTAGATACAACCTGAGGTTGTATGATCAGTCACTATGCTACGCGGGAGTACCGAGTCGTGACATTATCGGCTTAAGAATATTCCGACACCTCACCGTGTTATAGTGTTTAACTTCACAGTCAATAATGACTGATCCCAGATCCCTTGAGTGCAAGTTAAGACCACGTGATCTTTCACTCTCAATCGGTCAAGAGATCAGGGATCAGCAGGGGCTATGGGCAACCCCTACTAATTTTTTTAGATTAAGATTTCTCTTCCTCTAAATATTTTTTCTGTCTTTCCAAATCTTTTTTTACTAGTTCTAAGATTTCGGAAATTGAATCTGCTATTCTTTTTAGTTGTTCTGTTTCCATATTACCTTTCTATTAAAATGGTATAGAGTCTTCTTCTTCAGTATCTATACAGTTTAATTCATTGTTTATTTTTTCTACTTCTTCTGCTATCTTAACTTGCAACTCTACCAAAGCGAGTTTCTTCGCTTGTAGTATTAATCTTTCATGTATTTGTTCTGTTTTATTTTTTGTAATCATGTCCTAAGTATAATAGGATAATGTGGCAGAATTAAGGCATATACAAAAATAAATTTATTTTTTTTTCTTGACATATCCTAAATTATCCTATATAATAGGGGTGGGAGGTCGGGGATATAATATCCAAACCATACACGTATAGGTTGAAAGTTTTTTTATTTTAGGGGTTGACTTTTATTTTAATATAGGATACAATGGGATATGTCTAACGAACAAAAGGAAAGAAAAATGACTCAATCAGAAAAAATAACAAAGTTAATAGAGATAACTGAATTATTAACTAAAAGATGTATGAAAATTGAAAAAAATGCAATTGAGGGAATTAGCGCATTAAATAAAAGAATTGCAGAATTAGAAGAAAGAGAAGAATTACATTAAATAAAAGATTGACAGATTAATTAATATAGGATATATTAGGATTATGTTTAACAAAACAAGAAAGGCACAAATGCAAAAAGTAAGAATGAATACAGAGTTAAGAAACAAACTCTTTAATAAAATAAAAAATGTCTTTGAGAATGAGGACACTCAAGAGAAAGAGGCATTTCTTCAAGCAAGAGAGAGTGTAGATCATCACTATAAATATGCAAGTGAACTTGCAAAGTTAGTTGTTGAGAGAGCATATCCAACAGATGATGTTTCGGTGTTGCGTTCTTTTAAAAAGAAATATGGAAGTCCTTGTGATGTTGTTGCAAAAGATAAATGCTTTTACTTTGCTCATAGTGAGGACAAAGATGAGGACGGCGATATTAAAGAAACTAAATCTCATTTTGATTTTGGTTTGTTTGGCAATCTAAATGGTAGCGAGTATAATGATGAGGACGGAAAGAAATTTGCGTTTGCATATTTTAGAGAAGATTTAAAAGCTATGGATTGCAATCCAGATATCTATGCACAACAAAACGAAAACAAGGATAACCCACACAAAACAAAACATGTTGACGAGTGTTCAAAAGCATTAGGATATACTAGCTATCATAATGACAACAATACAGGTATGGCAAAAACTTTTGATGACCAATACTATCTTGATGTAATTGGAACATCTTATTGTCGTTCACGTGCTATTGCTTGTACTAAAGATGAGTACGAACAATTTGAGGCATGGCGAATTGCAAAAGCTAATCTAGTTGTTAAACATCAACAATGGATTGATACAATTCAAAAACAATGCGATCAGTTAAAGATTGGATTGAAAGCATATAGATATCTTTCAGAGGGTATTGAGTTGGCTACTGAACTAGGTATTCAAGTTGATGAGGCAGAACTAATTAGAACTAACTCAACAGGCTTAACTATCTATAATCCTAGTAATTTGGCTAGTATGATTAAAGGTATGAAGAATAAACATCAATCAAGAGAGGCTAAGATATTGGCTAGAAAAAAATATGAAGAAAGTATAAATTAAGGGTTGACAAGTATGGGGTTATAATATATAATCCCATACATAACAGAAAGGTAGAAATGCAAGAAAACACTAAATTTAAAATCACATACTATTCTAACAAGGATAAGAAACACATCACAAGAAATGGAACTTGGACTGACAAGTGCAAGTATTGGACAAGTAAAGCAGGTGCAAATCTAATGACTTACTTTGATGATGACGCACAAGGTTATAGAACTGCCAAAGGCAGTTGGAAAGTGAGGTTATAAAAATGCCAAATAAACATTTTTGCCAAGGACCAGATTGCCATACTAAAACCACACAAGACAGGTTTCTAAAATCTCGTGGAGTAATTCGTGGAAGATATGCATTATTTACTATGGACGCAGATAATTATTGCGAACGAGGTAAATACTTTTGCAGTACTAGTTGCGAGTCGCAATGGTTAGATGAACATATGCAAAACATTGAGCATGGTCGACCGATTGAGTTTATCAGACACAGACGAGAGAGCCAAGGATATGAGAAAGTAACTGAAACAAGTGATGATTATTTTGGTAGACCATACACAAGAAGTCAAATTAAAAGGGTTGAGGGTGTGACAGAATAGTACAAAATAACATTTGACATAAGTAGGATTATCCTATATACTAGTCGCATATAACAGAAAGGTAGAAATGCAAATACAATACAAAAACAAAACATACACAATACCAAAACCATTTGATCAATGTTACTTTGGTGCAGAGCCTACTAAAGAGATGACAATCTTTAATAGATTCAGCGATGAAACATTTAGCCAGTCAGCAAAGCTACCGGCATTTGCTGTGGCGATCTATGATACAATCATTGGTGCAGAACGTACTGAGGATTATACTACGATGCAAAAAGGTTTGACGTGGTTCCAAAAGAACTTCGTTGATGAATACTACGTTCTGTTAGACTAGTAGCCCAGATGCAGTTTGGAATCATTCCAAACTGCGTTGCACATCCTATGCAATCCTTGCATACAAGCATAGGTTGTGCGCCGGGCATCAAGAGAATTTACAAGACTGAAAGCTCAAGGGCGTACACATCTTGCCAATGGCATTTCCCTGGACGTTACCGATGACCCGCAAGGGTAGGGACCTGGAGTTTGCTCGGCTGGGAGTACGTGCACGGAAACCAGCTGGGTTGATATGATAGAGGTACCAGACCGGTTCCGGTTTTTAAATTTTTTTACAAAAAGGTTTTTTTATTTTTACAAAAGGGGTCCCAAAGTTTTGTATTTATGCCAGCTTTCATACATTTAAAGCCTTAGAATACTTTTTTACTTTTCAAAAAAATAGTGTAAAAATTTTTTAGAAAATTTTTTTCAAATGATAAATAAAGATAAACTAAAGAATTTTGATAAATTACCTGCTGATGTTAGAAGACAATTCTCATTACTAGCTAATCAGTATGGTGAAAAGAAAAAGACTGCCGGTATACAAAATAATTTTATGGATTTTGTAAAACATGTTTGGCCAGATTTTATTGAAGGTAAACATCATAAACAAATCGCAGATAAGTTTGATAGACTTGCTCAAGGTAAAATTAAAAGATTAATTATTAATATGCCACCTAGACATACCAAGTCTGAATTTGGTTCTTATCTTTTACCTGCATGGATGGTTGGCAGAAATCCTAAATTAAAAATTATTCAATCAACTAACACAACTGAATTATCTGTAAGGTTTGGTCGTAAAGCTAAATCTTTAATGGACTCACCAGAATACAAACAAGTTTTTAAAACTAGATTAAATCCTGATTCTCAAGCTGCTGGTAAATGGGAAACCGAACAAGGTGGTGAATACTACGCTGCTGGTGTTGGCTCTGCAATTACAGGACGGGGAGCTGATCTACTAATTATTGATGACCCACATACTGAACAAGATGCAATGAACAATCAAGCTCTTGAGAGAACCTATGAGTGGTACACATCAGGACCTAGACAACGTCTTCAACCTGGTGGATCGATTGTTGTTATCATGACAAGATGGAATGAAAAAGATTTAACAGGTAGATTATTAAATGCTCAAAAAGGAGTTAAAGCTGATCAGTGGGAAGTTGTAGAATTTCCTGCAATACTTCCATCAGGTAAACCTGTTTGGCCAGAGTATTGGAAATTAGAAGATTTAGAATCTGTCAAAGCTAGTATTCCTCTGACTAAATGGAATGCACAGTATATGCAGAATCCTACTTCAGAAGAAGGTGCATTAATAAAACGTGAATGGTGGAGAGATTGGGAAGATGATGAGATGCCGCCGCTTCAACACATTATACAATCTTACGATACAGCTTTTATGAAAAAAGAAACTGCCGATTATTCGGCTATTACCACCTGGGGAGTGTTTCAAGAAAATGAAGACTCACCACCAAGTTTAATTTTAGTTGATGCATTAAAAGGTAGGTATGAATTTCCTGAGCTTCGTAGAATAGCGATGGAGCAATACGGCTACTGGAATCCGGAAACAGTTATAATCGAGAGTAAGGCATCAGGATTACCTTTAACTTATGAGTTGCGTAAGATGGGTATTCCTGTTATAAATTTCTCACCATCGCGTGGTAACGATAAACACACGAGGGTAAACGCAGTATCTCCGCTCTTTGAGTCGGGACTGATATGGGCGCCCAAAGAAATGGACTTCGCTCAAGAAGTCATCGAGGAATGTGCAGCTTTTCCTTATGGAGACCATGATGATCTAGTGGACTCAATGACCCAAGCTGTAATGAGATTTAGACAGGGAGGTTTAATTAATCACCCTGAAGATTACAAAGAGGATGAAATTCCTCGAACACAGAGGACATATTATTAATGGATGAAGAATTTGAAACCTACGAAAGTGTAATTGATGCTTATAACTCTGGTGTAGGAGTTGAGCCAGGAGATTCCTTGACTGATTACATAAAAAAGAATAATATAAAAATTAAGGAGATTAGTATGTCTCCTTTAGAAGATTTAAAAAAAGTAGCTAAGAAGGCTAATGGAGGAATCATGAGAAATTTTTACGCACAAGGCGATGAAGTTGAAGAGTTTCAAGAAGAAGACTTAGACACAATTGAATTAATGAAAGACCAAGGTATCCCTATGGGTGAACAAGTCAGGGCTCAGGATACAGGCATCATGCAAATGGCAGACGTAGAATTAGATCCTTTAGAAGACGAGTATCAAAAATACAGATTCGATATGTTAGAACAAGGTTTAGAGCCTATGGACTTTGATAGTTTCAGAAGAGAAGCTATGAGTGATATGGCTGCTATAAGACCTGAAGTTAGAATTGAAGAAGTTGTAAAAGAATTTATTAGAGAAAAAGGACGTAAGCCAAATTCATTAGATGAACTAAAAGAATTTTATGAATTAAGAATGGGTACAGCTAGTAGAGATCCTGGAATGGAAGTTGTTAAAGAATTAGTTGAAGATGATAAAACTAGAATTACTTTAGCTGGTGGATCTTTCCCTGATCTATCTGGTGACGGACAAATCACTCAAAAAGATATCTTAATTGGTAAAGGTGTTATCAAAAGAGATGAGAAACAATCAGGCGGTCTAGCAGCAATACTAGGATTGTAAATTGAAAATCCACGAGTACAACGAGATGATGGCGTATCTTACGCGTCGAGAGAAGTTTGCTGACGGCTCACCTCCACCAAAAAAACCTTACAACGCACTTCAGTTTAAAAATAAAACAGACACTTTGTTACAAGGCGTATATGGAACTGGAAAGTCTTCTAACGCTTTTCTTGTAGACTTGATGCAAAAAGAATTAAACAAGGCTGTTGAAGAAGGTGTTGTTACAATGCAAGAAGGTCTTGAGTTTATTAAAAGCAGAAAAAAATATTACGACGATTATCTTTTAGAAAAAAGTAAAACCACTGATGGTCCTATTAGTTTGCCATCTGTAGAAGAGAGAAAAGAATTTTATAAAGGAGCGTTAGTTACTGAAGGTCCTAACAAAGGTAAATACACAGTTAAGTTTCCATATAAACAAGATTATGGAAATTCTAAATTTAGAGGAGTGCAATACGGCACCAAAGAAGAAATAGAAAAATTAATTGCAGATAGAAAGATAGCAGCCGATGCTTCTTATAAATCAGGGGTAGATAAAGCTGCTCAAATAGCAAAAGATAAAGCAAATGTAGAAATAAAAAATACGATAGATTCTTTTATTAAAAAAGGTGATTATGAAAATTTTAAAACTAAACCTTATGAGTCTCAATTAAAACGAAAACTTCCTTCCGGAAATATAAGACAGTCTGGTGGTGGTAGAGTTAATCCTAAAACTTTTCAATACATTAGAGATGCTTTAGATGCAGGGGCTGATTCTGATCTCTTTAAAAACCTTATGAAGATAACTGGTAAAACAGAAAAAGAATTAATTGAATTTAATAAAAAAATACCTGAAAGAGGTGTAACAGATATAGAAAAAAGATCTACAGCAGCAAAAGAATCTTTTCCTGAAGAAAGAAAACTTACTGAAGAACAAAAACAAGAAGCTGAAAAAAAAGTACAAGCTAAAAGAAAAGATAGATTAGAAAAAACTACAGGAAAAACTAAATTTATAAAAGGATCAGATGATTTTCAATTTCACCATATAAAACAAATTGGTGGAGAAGCTCCTTTAACTGCAGCTGATGTAAAAGTTATCGATAAAGTTATGAATGGTGAGCTCGCTCCTTACAACAGAAAATTAAACGATATATCAGATGCTATCTCTCAAAAAATAACTGAGTCTTTTCAAGCTATGGATGCTAAAGAAGAAAACAAAGCATTAAAACTTTTAGAAGAAGTAGACACTTTAAATAAACAAGCAGAGGGAATTGTAAAAAGTGCTCATGATAAATTACCTGAAAAATTTAAACCTTTAATTGGTTACAATAAAGTTTATGCTCGAACAGATGAATATGGATTTCCTTTAGATGATAAAGTTAGAATAGAACCTATTGGTGGCGGATTACAAAAAGGTGAACGTTCTAAACCTTTAACTAAATATACAAGAAAAGATGCTCAAGAATTACAAAAAGAAATAAATAAACAAGTTAAAATTTTAGAACTTAAAAGAGATATTCCCGGTGTAACTACTGCAGATGAGATAGAGCAACCAGAAAAATCTAAGATAAGAAATTTATTTGATTCTTTTAATCAAAAAATAAAAAATGCAGGTAATGCTTATAGAAGTATTAGACCAGGTATTGATGCGCTTACAACTGCTTTTCCTGGTAAAGCAGACAATGCCTTAGCTGCTGCAATAGACTTTCCAATGATGTATATATCTGGAGCTCCTCTCACTCAGGCTGCTGCAAGTGCAGGATCTATGTTTATGAACAATCCTAATATTGGTAAAATGGCAAACGTTGCTTTGGAGCAAGCTGCATTAAGTGAAGAAGAACAATTTTTAAAAAATGCAATGGAGAGAAGACAAGGACTTGAGTCTATGCTGGAGAATATCCCTGCAAGATTTAGAGAGACGATAGAAGAAAACAAAGGTGTAAAAGATGAAACCGAAACATACGTACCCTAAAACCTGGCTCCTGCCGCCTGAATCAGGACCCACGCCTCAAGGGTTGAATATTAACTATAATACTGTTAAGACAGTGAAACTGGAGAAAATAAAAAATGGCAGACAAAATAGACAAGTCCCTGACGCAAGGTCCAAGAGGCTCGGCGGTTATACCGGGTGAAGAACAAATCACTGAAGCGATTGAACAAGAAATAGTAGAAGAGCAACAGGCACCAGGGCCCATAGAACAAACTGAATTAGAAGACGGATCAGTACAAATAGATTTTGATCCAGCGGTAGCTCAACCAGAGGGTGGAGATGAGCACTACGCAAACTTAGCAGAGTTTTTACCAGAAGAAGTTTTACAAGAGATGGGTGCAGACCTTTCTCAAAAATATCAAGATTATCAAGCAGGTAGAAAAGAATGGGAACGTTCTTATACTCAAGGTTTAGATTTATTAGGTTTTAAATATGATATGAGAACAGAACCTTTCCAAGGAGCTAGTGGTGCAACTCACCCAGTTCTAGCAGAAGCGGTTACTCAGTTTCAAGCGTTAGCTTACAAAGAATTACTTCCAGCAGATGGTCCAGTTAGAACAGCTGTGATTGGTGCACCAAGTGAAGAAAAAGCTAAACAAGCACAACGTGTTAAAGATTTTATGAACTACGAGCTCATGGAAAAAATGAAAGACTATGAGCCCGACTTTGATCAACTGCTCTTTTATCTTCCTCTTGCAGGGTCAGCTTTCAAGAAAACTTATTACGATGAGTTGACTAAGAAAGCGACATCAAAGTTCGTACCGGCAGATGATTTGATTGTTCCCTACACGGCTACCTCATTAGACGATGCAGAGGCAATCATCCATCGGGTAAAAATTTCTAAAAACGATTTAAGAAAACAACAAGTTGCTGGTTTTTATTTAGACGTTGAATTAGGTGATCCTACTCAAGAAACAGATGACGTTGAGAAAAAAGAAAGAGAGTTAGAAGGTCAAAGAAAAACTCAAGACGATGATGTCTACACTCTTTTAGAATGTCATGTTAATTTAGATATAGAAGGTTTTGAAGACACTGATGATACAGGTGAACCTTCAGGAATTAAAATTCCATACATCGTAACAGTTGATGAAGGAACAAGAAATATTTTATCTATTAGACGTAACTATGAAATAGGTGATCCAGACAAAAACAAAATTCCTTACTTTACTCATTTTAAGTTTCTTCCAGGACTAGGGTTTTATGGCTTTGGTCTAATACATATGATTGGCGGATTGAGCAGAACTGCAACTGCTGCACTCCGTCAGTTATTAGATGCAGGAACTTTATCTAACTTACCAGCTGGATTTAAAATGCGTGGTATTAGAATTAGAGATGATGCACAATCAATTCAACCAGGTGAATTTAGAGACGTAGATGCACCGGGTGGAAATCTAAAAGATTCATTCATGATGTTACCATTCAAAGAACCATCAGCTACATTACTTAACCTTATGGGTATAGTAGTTAATGCTGGTCAAAGATTTGCATCGATTGCTGATCTACAAGTTGGTGATGGCAATCAACAAGCTGCAGTTGGAACTACAGTTGCTTTACTAGAACGTGGTTCAAGAACTATGTCAGCTATTCACAAAAGAATTTACTCTTCGCTAAAACAAGAATTCAAATTGTTAGCAAGAGTATTCAAGTTATATCTACCACCGGAATATCCGTATGACGTAGTTGGGGGTCAAAGAACAGTTAAACAAACAGACTTTGATGACAGAGTAGATATATTGCCAGTTGCTGATCCCAACATCTTTTCTCAAACTCAGCGTATTTCCCTCGCACAAACAGAGTTGCAGCTGGCAACTTCTAATCCACAGATGCACAACATGTATCAAGCGTATAGAAATATGTATGAAGCATTAGGTGTAAAAGATATTGACACATTATTAGTTAAACCTGAACAACCACAACCAATTGACCCTGCTTTAGAAAATATCATGGCGTTAAGTGGTAAAAATTTTCAAGCTTTCCCTGGCCAAGATCATAGAGCACACATAACTTCGCATTTAAATTTTATGGCAACTAACATTGCTAGAAATAATCCTGTTGTTATGGCGGCAATGGAAAAAAATATTATGGAGCATATAAGTTTGATGGCACAAGAACAAATTGAATTAGAGTTTCCTGCAGAATTACAACAGTTAGCTCAGATGAATCAGATGGCTCAGAACAATCCACAGATTGCACAAGCTGCTCAACAGATCAGTCAGAAGATTGAAGGAAGAAAAGCTGTCTTGATTGCTGAAATGATGGAAGAATTCTTAAAAGAAGAGAGAGAAGTTACTTCTGGTTTTGGTGATGATCCAATTGCTAAGTTAAGAGCAAGAGAATTAGACCTAAGAGCACAAGATAATGAGAGAAAAAGAAAAGAAGGTCAAGAAAGAATCAATCTTGATCGTATGAAAGCAATGATGAACCAGCGTGAACATGAAGATAAGCTAGATCAAAACGCAGATTTAGCAAAAATGAGAGCTGAAACATCAATTGAAAAAACAATTCTTAGTAAATCAATACCAAATGTAGATAAAATGATGCCAAGTGTAGAGATCGAAAAGTATGAAGGAGAAAATAGATGAAAAAGGACAAAAAATTTATCCAAAAAGCGATAAAAAAACCGGGATCTCTAAGAAAATCTCTTGGAATCAAAAAAGGCAAAACAATTCCTGCTTCAAAACTAAAAGCAGCAGCTAAGAAACCAGGAAAGCTTGGACAAAGAGCAAGATTTGCTATAACATTAAAAAAGTTGAAGAAAAAATAAGGAGAAACTATGGCTAAAAAAGAAGAATCTTTTAAAGCGTCTGAAATAGGCATTCCTTCTCAAAATATTGAGTTGGATCCGAGATCTGTTACGACTGCAAATGGTATGCCAAGAAACTACATACCAACTGGAGACAAAACTGAGGTTAGAGGAACTAAAAGAATGCTAAAAGACAAAAAGAAAACAGCAACTTGGTACTAACATGTGGTTATCAGCAATTAAATTAGCTGTCTCTGCTGGTAGTAAAATTTATGCTAACAAGCAGAAGGCAAAAGTCGCGATGTCTGACGCTCAACTGTTGCACGCAGAACGACAAGCTCGTGGTGAGGAAGCTTACCAAGGCAAGTTGTTAGAGGCACGTCAAAATGATTACAAGGATGAGTTCGTTCTTGTAATTTTGTCGGCGCCAATAATTGTGCTCGCGTGGGGAGTCTTCTCGGAGGATCCTGGCGCTCTCGATAAAGTGAAAACTTTCTTCGAACATTTCGCGGCACTGCCGACTTGGTTCAGTACCCTTTGGATTTTAGTCGTCGGATCAATTTTTGGAATTAAGGGTACACAAATCTTTAAGAATGGAGGAAAAAAATAATGGCAAACAATAGATTTAACAAACAAGTAACACCTAAAGGATACAAAGTAGGTGGAAGAGTAAGTAAAATGGGTGGTGGAATGTCTACTGCTAGAAAAGATATGGCTTCAGGGTACTACAAAGATGACATGGGTATGAGAGGCGGAGCTATGTATAAAAAAGGAGGAAGCGTGAAAAAAGTTGGTAAGAAAAAACAAGGTTACAAAGATAGAAAAGATGAGTCAATTGCAATGAGAATTAAAAAGAAAAGAACTCCAAAACAATTGAAAGCATCAAGAGATGAGTCTTATGGTAAGTTTGGTTCTAAAGCTAAAAAAAGCGGTAAGATTAATAAGTAATGTCTAAACAAAAACTTCAGAAACTTCTTCAGCAAATGGCTGGTAAGAAAAAGAAAAAACCTAAGAAGGTTGATGCAAGAACAGAAGCTCTTAAAGGTAGAAAATTTTTTTCTAAAGGTTCTGGAGAAAATGATATGGTTAAACAAGCTCAAAGAGATTATAATGGAAGTTACATTTCAGGAGATCTTGGTGGAGTAGAAGTTGGTAACCCTAGTTATAAAAAATATTACAAAGGATTAATCTAATGGCTAAATTATGTCCAAAAGGAA